ACATTCATCTACAATGGTGAGAGAATCACCAAGTTTAACTTTGAAGAATTCGCTTCAGATATTGAAGTAATTGATGCACTCTTTGAACAAATCAAAGACAGAGTATGGCATATGTACGAAGTACATTTTGGAGAGTTCCAAATGCTCTCTGAAGAAGCAGAATACTATGATGAATTTGCTGATGAATATTTGTATAATCTTCTGAATGAAGATATACAAGAGCATAGGCAAGAACAATTACCCATATAAACATAACAAAGAAAGGAGTATATATATGCAATATGTACACGACTATATTGAGCAACTAATGGCTCAAGGCAAAGCTGACCCTAAAATTAGGGGTTGGTCTATGCAAACTATTATGACCCAAGTGGGTGATAAGTTTGGCGAAAATGACTTAGAGATGATTGAATATCATAAGTCTATCGCTAGGGCATACATTATGTCCAAGTGTGGAGTTACTGATGATGAGTAGTTCCATTAAAGTATATGGCAGTTCAGACCTACCTCCTAATGTGTGTGCTGAACTGTCAGATATGATTAACGAGAGTTTCTTTAAGAAACTTGATAAACATTTTGACCAACAAAAGGAGAAAAAGTATGGCAAAAAATAAATTTAGTAAGACTGTAAAGGTAGATTCACCTTATGCAATCTATAAAAATGAAGCAACAAACTTTGAGCATAGAGTTTTGAAAACTTATCAGACAAAAAAGAATGAAAGTAAAAACCCTTATGCTAGGTGGTATGTTGCGAGTCGTTCACCTTACACCTATGGCTCTTGGGAGTATGGTGACATCTATGTCAAAGATGTTATAAGTTATCACGAACTAATAGCATCTACAGATGAATGGAAAAAAGACTATGACTTCCTTGAAAAGTATAAGGAGTTTGTGTAAGATGTACGATAGATTATTATTAAAATTAATATTAGCATTTGGTTTGGCTATGTATGCCTTATGGCATAGCAACCAAGTGCTACCAATATAGAAAGGACACATATGAATATATTTTATTTATCAGATGACCCACAGCTATGTGCAGAACAACACTGTGACAAGCATGTGGTCAAGATGTGTATTGAGTATGCACAACTACTATCAACTGCTCATAGAGTTCTTGATGGTGAAGAGTACACTGTTATACAAAATGGTAGAAGAATCAAAAGGTGGCGATTAGATTTTGATTTTATGGATAAAAACTTAATGTTAGCCAGTCATATTAATCACCCAAGTAATATATGGGCAAGAGAAAATCATAGAAATTATAGGTGGTTGTTTATGTTATTAAAGTTTTTACTCAAAGAGTACACCCATAGATATGGTAAAACTCACGCAGTAGAAAGGAGATTAGATTATCTTAATCTATTTCCAACAAATATAAAAATTAAACCCACTGGTACACCTATGCCACAATGTATGCCTGATGATTGTAAGGTAGAGCATATGCCTATACTTGCGTATCAGAATTTTTATATGAAACACAAGCGACCATTTTGTAATTGGACTAAACGACCAAGACCAATATGGTTTACATAGAAAGGAGAAACTAATGATTACATTAGAGCAAATAAAAAATATAGTGATAGATATTAAATCTGATGATGAATGGGTTAACGATAGCCACACACACGCAGAATATAGAGGTGTGTGTGATGGTTTGGATATGCTCGTTAATCATCTTGAAGAATTAGAAAGGAATAACAATGCTAAAAGAAAATGAAACTGTTTATTATTATTTAGAAAATAATGAACTAAATGAATTAGAAATTGAATCTATTCTATCTGTTGAGGGTAGAAAAGAAATAACATTTAAGAAAATTAACACAGATGAAGGAGGTAACTAATGGGTAAATATTTAAAGACTGAAATAGACTGGCAGATGATTAATGGATTTGCCAAAGAGATTTTAAGAATGGACTTTGACAATCCAGTCTTGAAAAAATGGTGTGACACTGAAGGATATGAAGGTTCAGAGTTACGCAAATACTTAACTGAAAACCATAGTGTTAGCTTTACTCAAGTAAAGTATGGCGAGTACACTATGAAAAGAAAGGACTAAACTATGAACAATAAAAAGTTTGTACTTAAAAATAAAACACAAGGAACTCAAAGAGTTCTTACAGAGAATCAGCTATTAGAAATGGACATTGACGAGATGGTCATTGATGATGCCTATGATACTGACCAAGTAGAATTTTATCACGAAGGTGAAGAATTTGTCTTGGAGAATCCAAGATTCTATGATACATTAACTAGAATGCAAGGAGTATAACTATGAAAAAATATCTTGTAACAACCTATGCTACTGCTACATACCAATGCATAGTAGAAGCTGACTCTGAAGAAGAAGCTGAAGAAAAAGTTTGGGAGGGGGACTATGATGAGTTAAATAATGGTGAACCTACCAATATTGAAGACGAACAAATAGAATCTATGGTTGAACAACCAGATGATATAGTAGATAAACTAAAGAAAGGACTATAACTATGACTGAAGTAATTGATTTTAAAACTAAAAAGAGAAGGAAAACTAAAGTTATGAATGCAAAGTTTGATGCTGACTGGGTAGCAGATGAACTTGTTAAGGTTATCAATAAATCTTTTGATAAAAAGATAGATGCCTTTGATATATCATTAGCACTTACAGACATAACTGTACAGTTTGTGCATGACTTTGCACCTTCTACTGCATGTGGTCAACATATGTTATTGACTGCTATGCAAGAACAAATGGAACAACAACTATACGAGGAGAGTAATGATGACTAAAGACTTATTTGATTCACAAATATGTGTGGAGTGTGGTGAACCTTGTCACTTTGGTAGTGGTAGGTTTGTTAATAGATACCCTCGTGATGATGGTGATGTTGAAGGTTGGGTATGTGGTTTTTGTGCAGTAGAAATTGATGCTATGATTGAGGAGATGAGTGATGATTGATACAAGCATAGGCAGAACCATTATATATACTTGTGGACACATATTCATAGCTATGAATGTTGTATATTGGTTAACTGGTGCATCTTTATTTGAGTCAGGGTTAGTAGCTTTGATTGAACCTGCCATCAATGGTATGTGGTTCTATGCACTTGATAAATATATTATAGAAAGGAGTAAGTAATGCCAGTATTAGTACAATATAAAATCATTGATGGTTTCAATGAATACAATGACTATCTCATACATAAAGATGGTGAAGACATGACTGATGATGAGAACCTAATCATAGATTTGGTTGGGGGAGATAGAGATGAGGGAGATTATAGAGATATTCGTGTTGTAGAAACTTATTATATAACAGTGCAAGAAGCATTATTTTTAAAGAGAATGTTTATAGCTTTTCCCTTTGGAGGTGATGGGTGGCTTCACGAACTTGCAATAAAAGAAAGGGGAGAGTAATGAAAGTAAAAGAACTTATAAGACTATTACAATGCTGTGACCCAGATTTATATGTGGGTTGCTACATGGATGATGGAAACATATTAGACATAGAAAGTGTTGATAATTCTATGGATGATAGAATTGATATAAATGTAACACATGCTTATGAAGGGAGTGAGTGATGAAAATATGGGACGATTATGATGACTGTATTATAGGTGTAGGTACACGCAGTGGTATGTTAGATGTATTTATCTATGATAAGCACAGAATGATAACCAAACTGGTTAAAAGGGACGATATGTCTTATGATGAAGCCAAAGAATTCATAGACTTCAACATTGCAGGTGCATATATAGGTGAAGACACCCCAATACTTGTCAATCTTTTGACACCTGAAGAGATACAAGACTATATGGAAACATATGATGAGTAAAATTATATTAATTATTATAATATATTTATTTCTTGTTGTTGATGCAAAGAGTTGGAGTTATAAATGGACTGGCAAAGGTAAACTTTACGACCAAAGAAACCAATACTTTGTTACATGTAGATTAACAAAAGAAAAAAGAGTTGAACCATTCTTTGGTGAAGACTCTGTTAAATGTTATTATACTTGCACAGACAAAGAAAAAATGGTTATTACTACACACAGTAATCATGTGTGTGAAAGACAAATAACAACACCAAGAGGTGACAAAAGAGATTGGAGGGGAAGATAGTTTGTTGTATAATTACAACAATATATGTCAGTAATTTGACTATTACATTTTTAATTTGACATATTAAATTTAAAAAGTGTATAATATTTTTAGAAGTCATTTAGAAAGGAACACAAAAACAATGACTAAAGAACAATTATATATAAAAGAAATACAACAATTAACAAAACAACTATATAATTCTTACAAAAGAATTAAAGAACTAAGAAAGGAAAGAGATGATGCAAAGAATAAACTATTACGAAAATAAATACTTTAGTGAAAAGGAATTACAATGTCCTACATCTAAAGATATTATATTAGCTGAAGGTTTCTTAAATTGTTTAATAAATTTAAGAGAGAACATGGGTGAACCATTACAGATAACTTCTTGTTGTCGTTCTCAAGAACACAACGACTGGTTAAAAAGTCGTGGCTATCCTGCGAGTCCTAACTCATTCCATAAGATTGGTAATGATAAATGGAACACAGATACTTGTGCAGTTGACATTGCTATACCTAATTCAGTCTTCAGAAAAGACTTAATTAAAAGAGCAATAGACTTAGGTTGGACTGTAGGAGTAGCAAGAACTTTTATTCATGTGGATAGAAGAAGTGATTACACACCACTACCACAAGTTGTTTATGTCTACTAAAGTTGACAGAGCATTGTGGTTCATATTACAAATCTTATTTGGATTTATGATGGGTGTATTTTTATTTTTAATATTATATTTTATAGGAGATTATTTTAATGGGAGTTGAAACATTAATACTTGGGTTAGTATTTAACATCTATACCCTTGATAACATTGACTTTTTTCACCAACGAGCAAACAATAACAAGACTATGACTTGTGTATGGGAGTATGTTGGTAAGAAAAAACCTGACCCACATAACCCTAGTATCACATTCTTGGGTAATGTGTATTACAAACAAAAATGTGTAAGAAAGGAACTGGATAAATAATGAAAGAATTATTTGCTTTATATTTAACTTTTCTTTCACCAATAGGTGAAGTAGAACTCTTTGTTAGAGAATTACCTAGCTGCGAAAGTGCTGATGTAATAGCTGATGAAGAGTTTAAAAATAGAGGTATTGATAGAAATCAATATAGAAGAACTGGATACATTTGTATTGGATGGGAATCTCATTTGGCAAGACAAAAACTAATTGAAGGTGTACCACTTGACCCTAAATATGTACCAGTACAACAAAAACAATGTATTGTACCAATGGAGATTAGATAATGCGAGATAAGTTAATAGCACTTTTTTTATTAACATTAATGATAATATTATATTTAACAGGATAGAATTATGTTTACATATTTTTTTATAACAATATGGTTTGAGTACGATAATAAGATACATCAAAAAGTTTTACCTAAATTATATGATAACTGTGAGAAAACTGTAATGAAAATTTATGAAGAAACAAAACCACCTTATAAAATAAAAGCAATTAGATGCGATACACCAAAAGAGTTTCGTGAAAAAAGAAAGGACAAAGAATATGGACATGCATACAAATCAATACGATAATGTTAATAATCCTAGACATTATAATAAACATGGGATTGAATGTATAGATGCTATACAAGCATCAATGAGTGACAAAGAATTTCTTGGTTACTTAAAAGCTAATGTTGTGAAGTATATGTGGAGGTATGATTACAAGGGGAAGCCACTAGAAGATTTAAAAAAAGCTAGATGGTATCTTGACAAACTTATAAATATAATTCATAATAACGACTTAAAATCAAGACAAATAATAATGGAAGGTTTTATGGAAGGAGATAACAATAATGTATAACACACATGAAGATTTACCAACATCAGTTGTTGATTTTGTATTATCTGTGACTGGTGAAAGTGATATAAAACAAGTACCATTAAAAGATATAAATGGTTTTGTAGATGATATGGAGAGAATGTATGGTAATGGAAAATAAATTAACTAAAGAACAAAAGGAAGAAATTATAAAAAAATTTCATACTGTAGTTATGGATTTAGTTGAGAAGTATGATTCACCTGAGACTGTATATCTTATGGCAAGAGCATTATCTATTACAGCTATAATGAAAGCTGAAAAAGAATACTATGGTTTTCTTACAATGCAAAATGCATTAAATGATACTGCTCAAGAACTTATTGCATTGAGTATGGGTGAGCCACCTACTCAAGGTGATGAAATATTTGAACCAGTAATGAAAAAAGATAAAGAAACAATACACTAGGGGGTTAAATGAGTAATCTATATATTATAACAACAGTGATACTTTTTTATGTATTACTTTTTGTATAGGGGGTTGAATGTTAAAGATGGAAAGTAAATTTTTAAGGCACGAGTCGTGTCCAAAATGTAATAGTAAAAACAATTTAGCAAGATATAGTGATGGTCATGCTCATTGTTTTACACCTGACTGTGGTTATTATGAGAAGGGAGAAGCAGAAGTGATACCTATGACAAACAATCAAAATAGTTATTCAGATTTGTATGTTGGTCAAGCAACTTCGTTGCAAGACAGAAACATAACGCAGGAAACTGCAAACAAATATGGAGTAACAACATTAAGCCAAAATGGTATGGTGTCTAAACATATATATCCATACTATAATTCACATGGTAAACATGTGGCTAATAAAATTAGAACATTACCAAAAGAGTTTACTGCTCAAGGAAACTTTGGAGAGTCTCAACTCTTTGGTCAAAACTTATTTGGTGGTGGACAAAAGTACATTACAATTACTGAAGGTGAGTGTGATGCAATGGCAGTTTATCAAATGATGGGCAGTCGTTGGGCAACTGTATCTATTAAGAATGGAGTTGCATCTGCAGTCAGAGACTGTAAACAAAACTTTGAATATCTTGATAGCTTTGATAATATTATTATCTGTTTTGATAATGATGAGATAGGAAAAGAGTCAGCTAATAAAGTTGCTGAAATATTTTCACCTAATAAATGTAAAGTTGTATCTCTTGATTTAAAAGATGCAAATGAATATCTTAAAGCAGGTAAACGTGAACAGTTCACACGTGCATGGTGGGATGCTAAACCATTTACACCTGCAGGTATTGTCACCTATGATGATGTTGTTGATGACTTATGGGTAGAAGATGATGTTGAGAGTTGTTCATATCCTTTTGAAGGTATTAATAAAAAACTGTATGGTATGAGAGTGGGTGAGTTAGTTACACTTACATCAGGCACTGGTATGGGTAAATCAAGTTTACTTCGTGAGTTTGTTTATCATATATGGAAAAAGACAGATGATAAAATTGGTCTTCTCTTTCTTGAAGAAGAAAAGAAAAGAACATTCAGAGGTCTTGTAGGTATACATGCTAACAAAGAACTTCATAAACCTGAAGAATGGAGAAAACAAAAACCTGAAGACTTGCGTAAATGGTCAGAAGAATTAAAAGGTGATAGACGATTGGTGTTGTTTGACCACTTTGGTTCAATGACAGATGATGATGTTATTAATCGTATACGATATATGGCTAGAGGTTGTGATTGTAAGTGGATATTTGTAGACCATCTGAGTTTAATTATCTCAGGTAGAGATGATGGTAATGAAAGAAAAGCTATTGATATTCTGATGACTAAACTTCGTAGCTTATGTCATGAAACAAAGATAGGTATGTTACTTGCATGTCATTTACGTAGACTTGATAATGATAAAGGACATGAAGAAGGTAAACAAGTATCTCTATCTCATTTACGTGGGTCACATGCTATTGCTCAGTTATCTGATGCAGTCATAGGTATGGAAAGAAACCAACAAGATGATGATGAGATAGCTAAAAATACTTCTACTATTAGAGTATTAAAGAATAGATATGCAGGAACAACTGGTGTTGCTTCTTACTTACTTTACTCTTCTGAAAATGGTAGGATGTCAGAAATTGAAAACCCATTTAAGGAGAGTGATAATGACTTTAAAACCCAGTAAAAAAGATAGAAAAAAGTTTGATATTGATTTGGCTTATGGCAAAGTTAGAGAAGACTTAATTAAAGATATGCTTCAAGATAAAAAGATTGAAGTTAAATCTGAAAGAGATGTCTGGAAAAGAACTGGTAATATAGCTATTGAATATCAATGTTATGGTAAGCCTTCAGGTATCAATGCAACTGAAGCTGATTATTGGTTTCATAATCTATGTGTAGGTGAAGATGTATATGCCACATTAGTATTTAAAACTGAGAATCTAAAAAAGATAATAGATTCTTTGGAAAGAAAAGTATCAGTTAGTGGTGGAGACCATAATGCATCTCGCATGTATTTAGTTAGTTTACAAAAACTATTTGATGTTAAAACAATTAAGGAGTATATTAGTTTATAATGAATATAGTAGTTGACATAGAAACAGATTCTTTAGATGCAACAAAGATTTATTGTATCGTTGCTAGAAATATGGAGTCAGGTGATAACTATGCCTTTGTTGGTGATGATTGCTATGATAAGTTCCCTAAGTTTATTGAGAAACATGCAGAGAAAATCGTAATGCACAATGGTGTAGGGTTTGATGCACCAGTTTTGAATAGACTAGCAAGAACTAATATCAGACTCCCCCAAATTGAGGACACATTAATAATGTCCCAACTATATAATCCTGAAAGAATGAATGGACATTCTTTAGATTCCTGGGGTAAGAGACTGGGTTACAATAAGATTGAGTTTCATGACTTCTCAAAGTTTACAAATGAAATGCTTACATATTGTAAAAGAGATGTTGAATTAACTCATAAAGTTTATAATCATCTGAAGTTAGAAGGTAAAAGTTTTTCTGATTATTCTTTGAGACTTGAACATGATATTCGTTCTATTGTTTCTAAACAAGAAAAGAATGGTTTTTATTTAGACCAACAAAAAGCTATGGAGTTAAGAGCTAAACTTGAAGACCAAGCTGAAGACATAGAAAAGAACGTACATAAAACTTTTCCACCTCTAAAAAGAGAAGAAGAGTTTGTACCTAAAGTAAATAATAAAACTCGTGGGTATGTAAAGGGTGTACCTTTTACTAAAGTTTCTTATGAAGAATTTAATCTTGCTTCAAGAAAACAAATAGCTGAAAGACTTATGATGCTAGGTTGGAAGCCTAATAAGTTTACAGATAAGAACTCACCTATTGTAGATGAAGGTGTCTTGTCTAAGATAACACATATACCTGAAGCTAAACTTATAGCTAAGTATTTATTACTTAAAAAAAGAACGTCCCAAATCTCTTCATGGTTGGATGAAGTTAATAACACAACTGGAAGAGTGCATGGTCGTGTCCTTACTTTGCGTTGTGTATCAGGTCGCATGAGCCATAACTCGCCTAACATGGCTCAAGTACCTGCTACATATTCTCCTTTTGGTAAAGAGTGTAGAGAAGTATGGACAACAGATAAACCTGATACTCATGTTATCTTTGGAACAGATGCATCAGGTTTGGAGTTGAGAATGTTAGCACATTACATTGATACTCCTGACTATACAAATGAAATATTAAATGGAGACATACATACAAAGAACATGAACATGGCAGGTCTAACTAATAGAGACCAAGCTAAAACATTTATCTATGCCTTTCTATTTGGTGCAGGAGCTAAAAAGATTTCAACTATAGTTGGCTCTAAAGATTTAACTTTAGGTAAAAAACTTATTGATAAATTTTTATCTGAATTACCTAGACTAAAATCTTTTAGAAGTCAAGTAGAAGAAGCTGCACAATCAGGTAAAGTTAGAGGTTTGGATGGTAGATTATTTAATGTTAGGTCTGCACATAAAGCAGTTAACACAATCATACAAGGTGCAGGTGCTATCGCTTGTAAGGTATGGTTGAGAAACATGATGAAATATGTTTATAAAAAAGGTTTGGATGTTAAACTTATAGCTTCAATACATGATGAATATCAGTTTGAAGTAAATAAGAATGACATACAAAGTATGGGGGAAGTTGTGAAACTGTCAATTAAAGAAACAACTGAACAGCTTAACCTTAAATGCCCACTAGATGCTGAGTTTAAAACTGGCTCTAGCTGGGCAGATACACATTAATTAAAATTTATTTTTAATATGTGTTGACTTGTATATTGTTATAGATTATAATTATATACTGAGATATTCGTAGTTAATACGAAGTTATAACAACCTTAAAGAAGGAGCATATATGCCAGTATTAAATGGTAAAGCTTATTGGGCATCTGTCGTAACACCAAACACTACGTTTGATGAAGATGGTGTCTATTCAATTGACCTTGCAGTTGATGAAGAAAATAAAAAGTCTGCAGTGGCTGAAGGTCTATCAATTAAAAACAAAGGAGATGATAGAGGAGACTTTGTTACTATCAAAAGAAAAGCTAAAAGAAAAGATGGTAGTCCAAACAAAGCACCTGACATCATGGATAACATGAAAAGACCTCTTCAAAATACTTTGATTGGTAATGGTTCAACAGTAAATGTTTTATTTAAAACATATGAGTGGAGTCATAAGCCAACAAACAGAAGTGGTAAAAGTGCTGACTTACAAGCAGTTCAGGTAGTCAATCTTATTCCTTACGAAGGAAGTAATTCTGCTTCAAGTGCCTTCAAAGAAATACCTGAAGGTAATGTAACAGCTTCTACTTCAACTGAGTTTGCAGAAATACCTGTATAACTTAAATAATAACCTACAGATAGGGGTGTAGCTAATAACTCACCCCTATTTTTTCGTATGAAAAAGATTGATACTTTAGTTGAAGACATATATAAATCAATATCTGATGGCACTCAACCTTCAATGAAAGATATTGAAGTCTTTGCAGAAAATGTAAAGATTGGAGTTATGTCGTTGTTTGATAAACATTCTGAGAATAATAATTTAAGAATGTCTCAGATTGGTAAACCTGATAGACAGGTATGGTATCAGTCAAGAGACATA